AGCAGGGCGGGGTCGCGGGGATCGGGATGGTAGACAGTATACCAGACCGCGTGCGCCTCCTGCCGCACTCGCAGCGCCTCGACAGTGCTGGCTGGCACCGCAAGCTGCGACGCCCTGATATGGACACCTGTGCGTACAGCCCAGTCAGTTTCATGTGCCATATAGCAGGACGCCCAGTTGTCACAGAGCCAACGATACCACCGATTGCAAGCTTTGTCAATGCTCGCTTTCGATTCCCGTTTATTGGTGAATTTCTTCACGGCGTTTTCAAACTCTGCGGTGTAATCCCACGATTGCTCCCAAGCCCCCCATTGCGAATACGCGTTAGGGATGCTCGAGCCAACGTGGTTACGTAGTGCGTATAGGTAGGCGAACAGCGATGATAGTACTTTCAGGTAGTTAGATGCCCCTGGTGGTGATTGTAGACGTGCTGTCAGATATTGCGCCATATCAAACGTCGGCTCGAGCGTTGTCTTTGGAATTACGATTTGTTCCCATAAATCCGAGACTCGGATGTCGGGCTTTCCTCCTAAAAGAATAGTCTTATAGAAACAAGCGCATTTGTCGGGGTCGTTACTTACGAGCTCGCGACGACCAAAGCCGGGCTTAAGCGTCATACCATGACGTGCACGTATCCATCCAATTAGTTCGTCGCTATCAAAAGTTACGTCACGGGTGAAACCTATCAGAAAGTCGTCGCATCCGATTCGTAGCCGGACTTCACTCATTGACAATCGTTGCCGTTTAAACGGCTCAAAATTATGAACCGTGTCCACCCACACGATCCAGTTGATCAATGATCCCAACAAGCTTGTCCAACACGAGCCTGAACCTATACCTTTGGATATCATATAGGTATAAGCACCAGGTAGCACCGTACGCTTGTGGACCACACAGCTAGCGAAGTAATTGAAGAATCTATCGACGTATCTACCGGCCGGGAAGCACATCCGTAACACTTTAATCCCTGTGACGAGATGCGCCTCCGATACGTGGTTGTCCCACCTGCTAAAGTCCCCTTCATAGATCGATTTGCAATCCTTGAAAGGTGCGAAAATCTTTTGCCAACCGATATGACTCAACTTTTGCCCCATTGTGAACGGCGTGTCTCGAGTGGCGCATGCGTCGTTCAGTGCTTGCGCCCATGCCATTTGCACCATTTCAGATGCCATTTCGGGCATCAACACTAGCCGTGTATTGATGTCCTTATAGTCTGTGATGTGCTCCTGGATTGTTGTAACTTTCTCTCGACCTCCTAAGGCCATCATTGTTCCATTTCCAGCGTTTCCTTTGGCAATTCGATCCCATAAACGTTGAGCTACCCAAAGTGATGACGCCAAACAACGTTGTTTGTTAGGGCTCCTTCCTTTGTTGAACATCGCGACCACGCGCGACGTCAGGAACCCCGGAAACGTTGCCGGGTTGATACGCACATGTTGGAGGTCGGCGCGCTGCGGGCGCCACATTTTAGGTAGATTCGCATGTCGCACGTGTTTCAACGTTTGTTCTAGGTCCTCCAAGGTAACGCTATGGCCGTCGGGAGTAGCCATCTCCTTAAGCATAGCATTATTCGCCGCCCATGATCCATTTAATAGAAAGAAATTACGTGGGTCTGGTAACTTCTTCACCCACGCAGGCGCCCATTCGGACTGCCACCAGCTGAATACGCTTTTGCTACAGCGCACCGACTTTAACGGCAACGTACCAACCTTAAACGGTACCGTCCCGGTAAAACGTGTTACTGCATTCGGTGCTAACGGGAGCCACTTTCCGGGTGCGCTTTCCGGTTTACGTCTCAACACGTCTCTCGAAATTGGAGGTAGCCTGACAATTCCCTTAACGACACCAAAATGAGTAGCACGCAGCCCAGCCACCTCCGTCGACTTACCAGCCGGATCAAGTGTCGCGTGGTTGATGTTCTGTTTAGCAGTCTTGACAGCAAGGTCACGAAACCAGCGGCCAATGAAGGGTTTCTGTGCTACCATACGTGGCCTCCACGCCTCGTAAGAACGATACCATGTCTGTGCCGTCCAAATGCGGCCAGCGTTTACGTAACACGACGAACCAAGGGGCCCATATCGAATGAATTAATATCCCCTTCGTGCGCACGCGCCGTGACGAGCAGTGCGCGTTTGAAAGCGCGCAGCGCTTGGCGCCGCACGTCGGGTGAGAACGGCGAATCGTTAGGACCCATATAACTTAAGAGTCGCGAATGATCGACATCTGACAAGGTTAGCCCTAGCACTAGCGACATAGGCGAATGCGCCTGTCGTATGTCCGCTTCCAACTTAGCGATCGCCTTCGTGTACGCGTCAGGCGTCATTTTGTTACGTATGGAAGGGTTCGCCATGCGTTTGGCAAAACTTCTATTTATTTCCCGAACTTGTGTGTTACGGGCCAGAATGTCTGGTGTTTCGTGTGGTTCAACTCCTAAGTCATGTAGGTCGTCCGTGGTTTGGAGTACCCACGTCAAATATGTGCGTAATACCTCTAACAGTATGCATAGTTCCGGTCCCACGTTATTGACCTGTGATAACGTGGCGTTCGCGTCCGAAACAGTTTTGAAGTCTAAGATGAGCGGCGCTTCTGGTTGATAGGCCGGCGCGTTTGGGCGACCCATCCAAATTGCACGATGATAAGAGGGGTCTAAGGTCAGTAAAGATGAAAGTACCCAGGTAATTCGCGCAATATGCGCGTGATCCATCGCCGCCGCATCGGTTGAGTTCGCTGGTACAAGCACAGCGCTACGAACGGGTGCGGGCAAGCTACCGTGTAGCAACATGGCTCGCTGCTGCAACGTCATGCGTTTGTTAAGCAGGCGCGCTACTAATCGGGGCTGGAACACGGTCGTAGACGTATCTGTAGAAATAGAACGCGATACCAAAGCGAGATATAGCTGTGACGTTGCTAGAAACGGTGATGTCGCGACTCGCGCAGCCCACCACGGGCTAATATGCCCGAAGGCTCTAAGTTGAAACATGGTAATATAGGTAATATGCCCCTCGATGTTAATAACGTTAGGCTCGACCCAACGTGCTGCCTCGTTCTGCATCGGCGTAGAGCCAACCCGGTACGATGCTCTTATGGTGCGCATACGACACGTATGCTGACCCAAGCCGCATTCAAGACCCACCAGGTACTCAAAGCTTATGCGTTCGGGGATGGTACCAACGCGGTGAAACGCATTCGTTGACGAGGCGAACGCGTTAGGTCAACAGTACCCCAGACCGGTCTAAGCGGACTTAATATTTATCCCGATCGATCCCGTGACCCCGCATGGGGCTGCTCGCTTCAAATTCCTTTTCAGGATGGTTTCATCTCACTTGGCCGCAACGATATGGGGACGTGTGCGTGGATGGAGGGCGCCGCGAAGAGGCGGAGATGC